GCGCGTACAAATTGCCGCGATACTGAAGATTTTCCCTCAAAATGCCACAAAAGAAAGCAGTTAGCGAAAAACTGCTAGACAACAACCCTGGGAAGCGCGATTTAAGCGCAGCGGCGCGGCCAATACCAGGCCGACCGGCAGAACCCAAGAGCCTAGACGCCTCGGGCTTGGCTGAATGGCGACGGCTGGCGGATGCTCTACAGGATTCCGGCAAGCTCCAACTATCGGACGCGGGCTTGCTGCTAGATGCGGCGATGGCCTACCAGCGAATCTGTGAGGCTGAGAAGCACATTAGCGACGAAGGACTCATTGTTGAAGGCGACCACGGCGTTTTGGTGAAAAATCCCGCTTGCCAGCTTTCGCGAGATTACGCTGTTCGATATCAGAAATCAGTTCAACTGCTGGGCTTGAACGCCGGAACGCGGCCTGATGTGCCGAAAGCCTCGACAGACGACGCAGGAAACGACCTAGACTGATGTGCCATTCGACCAAGAAAAAGCGGATAAGGTTGTCCGCTACTTCGAGCGCTTCCTTCGCCACAAAGAAGGCGACCTAGCGGGCTCACCGCTACGGCTAGAGGCATTCCAGCAGGAACACACGCGGGCGATCTTCGGCACCGTTAACGAAGACGGGGCGCGGCAGTACCGCAAAGTTTTAATCGAGGTACCTCGCAAGAACGGCAAGAGTACCTGGGCCGCTGGGATGGGGCTTTACCTCCTCACTAGCGACCAAGAGCGCGGCGCGCAAGTCTACCTTGCCGCTGGCGACCGCGTACAGGCTCAGGCGGTCTACGACCAGGCCGAATTCATGGTGTTTGCCGACAAGCGGCTAGACGCGCGGTGCCGGGTAACAACATCTCGAAAGAACATCGCGTACCCTTCGACAGCTTCTTTTCTTCGGATCGTAAGCGCGGAAGGGCGGCGGCAACACGGGCTTAATCCGCATGGCGTGATCTTCGACGAACTACACGTTCAACGGAATTACGATCTGTGGACGGCAATGACGACTGGCGGCGGTACGCGAAAGCAGCCGCTCATCATCGCGATCACTACGGCGGGCGTGCCGTCACAGGCTCCGGTGTGGTGGGACGAGCACGAATACGCGCGTAAGGTGCGCGAGGGCGTGTTGGTCGATCCGACGCTCTACAGCGTGTTTTATGGCGCTGATCCGAGCGACGACTTTGAAGACCCTAAGGTTTGGCGTAAAGCTAACCCTGGGCTCGGCCTTTTCATGTCCGAGAAGGCATTCAAGGCCGATCTCATCGCCGCAAAGCAGCGCGGCGGTACAGCTTGGAACGAGTTCCTGCTGTATCGGCTCAATGTGCCAACGGCGCAAAAAGACCGCTGGCTACCAATGCAGTGCTGGGAACCGGCGCGGGAACGCTACACCGACGACGACCTCAACGGCCAATGGTGTTACGGCGGGCTCGACCTTTCGACGCGGCGAGACATCACGGCGCTTTCGTGGATCTTCCCGAAAGAAGACGGAACCTTCCGCACGATCTGGCGCTTTTGGTTGCCAGAGAACAACGTGCCGGATCATTTGCGCGGCTGGGTGCGTGATGGCTACATCAAGACGACACCAGGCGAGACGGTTGACTACGAATTTATCCGCGCGCAGATAGCGGAAGACTCGAAGCGCTTCGAGGTGAGGGCGATCAGCTACGACAGTTGGAACGCTCAGCATCTCGCCAACGAGCTAATCGACGACGGCCACAACATGGTCGAGGTACGCTTCGGCCTTCGCTCTATGAGCTTGCCGTCAAAGGAATTTGAGGCGGCCTTCGTCGATGGCCGGTTTAGGCATGACGGCAACCCGGTTGCCAGATGGATGGCGGACAGCATCAGCGTTAGAAGCGATGCAAGCGGAAACATTATTCCAGTGAAACCAGAACGATTAAAAGACTCGAACCGCATTGACGGCATTGTCGCGACCATCATGGCGTTTGACAACGTCGTCCGTAATCCCATTGAGGGCAGCGTGTATTCGGGCGAGCGGGGCATCCTCTTTGTTTAAGGGCTTGATCGTCAAAGCCGCCGAATGGATGGGTGGCCAGGTTTCATGGGGTGGCAATAAGCCCGAGTTCGTTTGGGGCGGCTGGCCTACGCGCGCGGGCGTCGAATTGACGCCTGAAAGCTCGCTCAATATCATCGCCTATCAGCGTGCGATCTCGATCATTAGCGGCGCTTTGAGCGTGACTCCTATTTGGAGCTATCGCACCGGCAAACGCAGGGAATACGCAGGGCATCGGCTGGACCGTGTTTTCAATACGTCCATCATGCCGGATATGTCGGCAACCGTTGGTCGCCAGTTTCTATGGCATCAAGTTTTGACCTGGGGCAATTTCTACGCGCTCAAACTGAGACGAGATCCAGCAAAACGGAATAGCGAGGTGATCGGTCTTCAGCCTTTTTTGAGCGCAGAAGTTAAAATCCAATACACCGAAAACGGCCAACGCTATTACAGGTGGACTCGCAATGGAGTTCCTGAAGACCTGCCCGCGGAGCAAGTGTTCCATGTGCCGTACCTCATCACGCGCGACGGCGTCGAGGGTCTGTCTCTCGTCGGCGCTCATCGTGAGTTCCTGGGACTGCACGAGGCCACGGAAGCCCATAGCTCTTTGTTCTTCAAGAACGGAGCGCGGCTTAGCGGCGCTCTCCAGTTCCCGCAAAAGCTGAGCGATGAAGCGCTCCGTAAGATTCGCGAATCGTGGAGTGAGAACTACGAAGGCATTCACAACAGCGCCAAGGTAGCCATTCTTGAGCAGGGCGTTACGTTTAACCAATACAGCGTCAACCCCAAAGATGCTGAGCTACTCGGCCAGCGTTCATTCAATGACAGCCGTATCGCGATGATGTGCGGCGTGCCTCCGCATCTGCTCGGAATCACCGAGAAGGTTACATCCTGGGGCTCAGGCATCGAGCAGCTAACGATGGGATTCCAGCGCTTTACCTTGCTGCCGCTGGCCAAGGTACTCGAAGGCCAGATCAAGAACCAACTCACCGGCCTACGCGATGACGACGTGGAGTTCCGGCACGACTTCAGCGAACTGTTGCGGCCTGACTTTAAGAGCCTCGTTGAATCTTTGGGCAGCGCTCACCGTGACGGACTCATGACGGCCAACGAAGGCCGAGAATTACTTGATTATGACCAACGGCCTGAAGGCGAAAAACTCGTGGTGCAAGCGCAGATGACTCCGCTTGCCGATGCGGGCAAGCAAGTAACGGGAGACGGGCGCAATGCTACGCAAGACCCAAGCGTTTGAACTGAAATCTATCGACGAGAGCGGCGTCTTCGAAGGCATCGCTAGCGTCTACGGCAATATCGACAGCTACGGCGACATCGTAGAACCTGGCGCGTTTAGCAAGTCCATTCAAGAGCGCGGGAAGCAGATTCCCGTACTGTGGCAGCACGGCGAACCAATCGGGATTGGCGAAGTCTATGACGCCGGATCTCATCTCGGCATCAAGGGCCGAATCCTTGAGACGGTAACGCAGGGCGCGGACGCGATCAAGCTGGCCAAAGCTGGCATCGTGAAGGGCTTGAGCATTGGCTATCGCACCGTGAAGAACCAATGGGACGCTGAGAGAAAAGCAAACAAGCTCCTCGAAGTGAAGCTCTACGAAGTCTCGCTGGTGACCTTCCCGGCGAATGAACTGGCTTCTCTCACTGCCATTAAAAGCGAATCTCTCGAAGACGAAGCAATCCAAACCGTTACCGAGATTACGCGCGAAATCAAGGCGGGGCGTATGCTAAGCGCGGCCAATCGGGCCAAGCTGCAATCCGCACTCGACACACTTTTAGCACTTCTGGCCGCGTCTGAAGATGACGACGACGACAAAGAAGCCGCGAAATCCAAAGCCTCCGAGCCGCTTTCGCACTCGGCGGAAATTCTGGCCGCATTGCGCGAAATCCGCAACAGCGCCCAGATCTAAGCAACACACATAACGCCAAAAAACTACCGCTGTGAAGCGGAAGGAGGCTCTATGAGCGCAGTTCCCCAAGAACTGAAATCTGAGCTTTTGGGTATTCTCGCGACCGAGCGCAAGGAATACGAAAAGCAAATCGAAGAGAAGGCCAAGGGCATCATTGATCCCATTCGGCAGGAAGTCATCAAGAAGCTGGAAGACCGCTATGACGAGCTTTCGGCCAAAATGCAAGTTCTGACGGCTCCTAAGCCGGACCAGAAGCAGGGCGACGAAGTAACGGCCAAGCTCTTCGGCGAGTTGATGCGGAAGGGCCAAGGATTCCAAGTCCCGGCTGACGCGCCGGAAGCCTTCAAGTCCATTGTGGCCAACGTCGATCCGCAGGGCGGTTTCCTCATGCCCGCGCCGACCGAAGGCCGCATCGTTGCGAAGATCTACGAGACTTCGCCCATGCGCCAGTTTGCCACCGTGCAGACGCTCAATGGCGACAAGCTCGAAGGGCTCATCGACAACGACGAAGCCGACAGCGGATGGGTATCCGAGCAGGGCTCCCGCGCTGAAACGGGTACGCCTGAGCTTGGCAAATACATCATCGACGTCCATGAGCAATATGCGAAAGCTCGCATCTCGCAGAAGGCTCTCGATGATATGGCCAGCGTCGAAGGTTGGCTGACCTCCAAGATTAGCGACAAGTTTACCCGCGTCGAAAACAACGCGTTCTTTGTCGGTGACGGGATCGGCAAGCCGCGCGGCATCACGAAGTACACGACCGCCGCGACCGCTGACAGCTCCCGCGCATGGGGAACTATCGAGCATGTAGCCACGGCGGCCAACGGCGCGTTTCCTGCGTCCAATCCTGGCGACACGCTCATCGATGTTGTCTACGCCTTGAAGGCTGGCTATCGCAGCGGCGCTCGCTGGATGGCACCAAAGAGCGTTTATCGCCTCATCCGCAAGTTCAAGCAGTCTGCCGACGCTCCGTATATCTGGGAACCGGCTTTTGGCGAAGGCCAACCCGCTCGCGTTCTCGGCTATCCGATTGTCGAAGCCGAAGACATGCCGGCGCTCGCTACCGATTCGCTCTCGCTGGCATTCGGTGACTTCCGCGCGGCCTACACCATCGTTGACCGCCTCGGCATGCGTATGCTGCGCGATCCGTACTCCGCTAAGCCTTTCGTGGAGTTCTACGCAGTGAAGCGCACCGGCGGCGGCGTGGTGAATTACGAAGCCATCAAGTTCGTGAAGTTCGGCAGCTAAGGAGATTAATCACTATGCAAATTCGTCACGACATTCAAAACAACATTCCGCTGGTGACCTCCTCGGCAGTAGCGGCAACCTCTTCTGACAATACGGCGATGACGTTCCCCAGTGGCAGCACGGGCTATGACACGCTCGGTTTCGACGCGGTTAATTTTTTCATTATCAGCGGGACTCTCGCTGATGCTGATGCTACATTCACCGTGGAAATCAGCGAGGCGGACACCACCAACGGCTCTTATACCGCCGTGGCCGATGCCGACCTCATCGCGCTGGAAAGCACCGTCGCGTTTGCCTTTGGCGATGACAACATCGTCCGGCAGATCGGCGTTAAGCCGCGCAAGCGTTATCTGCGTGTCGTAGTGACTCCGGCCAACAACACGAGCGCGGCAGCGTTCACTGTTGTCGTCAACGGCGTCAAGCAGTTCTTCGGCACCGTCTAGTCTCTCTCCTCCACTCCTCCCTGCCCAAGGCCACGCATACGCGAGTTTACGTGGCCTTGGGTTTTCTTTCCCGAAAGGATTCTGAATGGCGCAAGCACTTCCAACCAATTGGCGCGATACGCAACTCGAAGGGCCTATCGCCGTTCCCACTTCACCGGCTGACATTGTGACCGGCAGCGGCATCTATCTTGAGGCCGTCTACTTCGTTGGCGGCGGTTCTGATTCCGTTGTCACGGTTAGCGACAAAGCCGGAAGCCCAATGTCACTTTACAAAGACACCATCTCCGCTAACTCCTCGCAGGGCGGGCCGGTTGGCGGACCGTGGCCAGCAGAAGGCGGAATTTCCTGGGTAGCGACTGCTAGCGGCGTTACCGGCTTCATCAAATACAAGCGCACCACCTAACAAGCTAAATGCTTCCTCCTCCCGTTTACCAACTCGTCACGGCTCCAGCCTCGGAACCCGTCACGCTTGCAGAGGTGCAAGCGCATGTACGGCAGGACTCGAGCGCCGATGATACCTACCTCACCGCGCTGATTACGGTTGCGCGCGCGGCGGTAGAGGACGAGTGCAACACGGCGCTAATCACGCAGACTTGGGACGTGTTCCACGCGGGATTCCCGGCGTGCGAGTATATCCGCTTGCCGCGCGGGCCGATTGCGTCCGTGTCGAGCGTGAAATACACGCTAGCGGATGACACCGAGCAGACTTTCAGCAACACGAAGTATGACGTGGACACGCGGCGTGGGCGTGTCGTACTCAAAGATTCTCAACTTTGGCCGAGCGAAACGCTACGGCCAATGGACCCTGTAGTAATTCGCTGCGTTCTTGGCTATGGCAACGCGGCGGCGGTGCCTACGCCGATCAGGCAAGCGATTCTGCTGATTATCGGCCATTTGTATGAGCACCGCGAAGAAGTCTCGCTGGGCAACGTAGCAATAGAAGCTAAGGCCATCGCTAAAGGCGCTGACGCGCTTCTCTCACGCTATCGGTATTACTCCCTGTGACAGCCGGAACCCTCGACAAGCGCATCGTAATCAAGCGGCCAGGCTCACTAGATAGCATCGGCCAGGCGACGGGCGCGGCGACTACGGTAGCCACGGTATGGGCCAAGCGACAGCCGCAACGCGGGCGCGACATGCAGCAGAGCGGGCGCGATGTGAGCGAGAACCTGGAGACTTGGACGATCCGCTTCCGCACAGACATTCAAGTCAAAGACTTCTTTGAATACGGCGGCGAGCGTTACGACATCGAAGCCATCCTCTACCCTGACCGGAAACAAAGCCTCGACCTCGTAGCAAAGCTGGTGCGCTAGTGGCAGTACGGGCGAAAGTGGAAGGCGTAGTAGCTCTCCGTAAGAAGCTGGCAGAGCTAGCCACGGTTGCCGATTCCGATAGCCGTAGCCGTGTTTCGCTGGAGTTAACTCGCGACATGGACAACGTAGCCAAGTTCGCGCGTGACACGATCCGGGCGGCGGCTACGGGGCTTGGATGGCCTAAGCGCACAATACGAACGATTTTCAAGTACAGCGACCTTAAGGCCGATGAACTGCCGCGCTCGGTTAGGTCTTCTCTAGTAGGCGTCCGCAAGGGCGCACCGCCAAGGCTTGACCGAGAAATTTACAAAGAGTGGCGGGCGAGCGCAAGCAAGAACCCTAAAGCCAATCGCGGTAAAGGTGAACTTCTCGGCATGAGCCTTGCGGCTATGTTCGAGTTTGGAACCTCAAAGATACAAGCGCGGCCAGCATTCCGGCGCACCTACGAAGCCATGAAAAGCAAGCTACGCCGCGACCTCGTGAACGTCTACCGCAAAGCAGTAGAGAGCTTTAATCGATGATTGCCGACGATATCCGCACACTCTTAACCGGCCTCTCTACCGGCCAGCGCTGCTACTGGGATCAGGCGGTAGAAGAGCCCACGGTGCCGTATTTGCGGCTCACGGAAACCGGCGGCGAAGTGTACTTGGCTCAGGATGCCGATGCGGGCTTGCGGTCGATGCGTTTTCAGGTGAGCGCGTTTGCCGCTGACGGCACAACGGCGCGCAGCATCATCAAGGCCGTTCGGGATGCTTTGCACATGTACAAGGACGGCGCTTCTATTTCCGGCATCATCGCGACGTCCGAGCCATTCGTGATTCGCGAACCGGATACGCGGCTTTATCACGCCGCTATGGACTTTCAAGCCTGGTATGTCTGAGATTCTCGTTTCGTGCATCATGCCGACGAAGAATCGGCGAGAGTTTGTGCGTCGATCTCTTCGCATGTACGGCAGGATTCAATTGCGCCTGTGGATACAAGGTGGCTTTCGTGTTGAGGTTGTTGTCTTAGAAGACGGCGAAGACCAATGTGAGGATCTTTGCGAAAAATGGCGAGAGGTTAACCCGGCTTTTGCAATCCGCTACGAGCGCTTTGAAGGCACTCTCGGCGCAAAGCTCAATCGTGGCGCAGAATTGGCGCGCGGAAAGTACCTCATCAACTGGGACGATGACGATTACCAGCACCCGGAACGCATCGAGAACATAGTCAAGCACTTCGAGCTAACCGGCGTTTCCATGGTGGGTATGTCGTCGATGCTCTACTACCGCGAGGGCGACGATCACGGCTGGGAATACAACGCCGGGGACGCGCGGTACTGCACCGGCAGCGGCCAAGCGTTCCTGCGTGAATGGGCGCTGAAGAATCCGCACCCGGATATCACAGTTGGCGAAGACGAGCACATGTGTCGCATCGCCGCAGAGCAGGGCGTGCTTTCGACCATCAGCGGTACGCAATGGGTAATCGCTTGCACTCACGACTCGCATTGCACGCCGCGCAAGCACCCGGAAGAAGCCGCATGGGAACAATTCTTTGGCAAGCGCGCTAGCAACTGGCGCGGGCCGATTCCATTTCAAAGTTTTAGCTGGATCAAGCCTTATTTGTTCCAGCCACCGGCCTAGCAATACGCCGGAAGCCGCGACGGTCGCGAGATAGGCGCGGCACCTAACAACACTACTTGAGCGTCGGGAGACGCGCAGGAGGCTTCAATGGCCGCAAAAAAGGCAATTGGAACAGTACTGAAGGTTGGCGACGGCGCGTCACCGGAAGTTTTCACCGCTATCGCCGGACTCAGTTCTATCACGGGGCCTGAATTCCAGGCCGCTGAAATCGATGTGACCTCGATGGACACCACGGGCGGATTCACTGAAAGAATTACCGGCCTGAAGTCTCCGGGCAACATCAGCGCCACGTTGTACTTTGACGCTTCTCTGGCGCAGCACCAGGCAATCTTGGATGACTTCAACGCTGGCACGCAAAAGAACTACCGCCTGGAGTTGGCTACGTTCTCACCGGCCAAGTACTTCAGCTTCGCCGGAACCGTGCAGCAGTTGAGCTACAGCTTCAGCACGGACGGCGCGCAACAGGCGAACTTCCAGCTTCAGATTGCGGGCAACGTCACTGACAACTTCTAAGGGTTTATGACCATTACCATTAACGGCGCGGAAATCAATCTGCGCTACACCATGCGAACGCTCGACAAGGCCGAGACGGCTGTAAACGCTCAAGACTCGGCATATGGCAAAATGTGCGCTCAGGTTTGGGCGGCGGCTCTCAAGGCCAAGCCCGACTTGAGTTTGGACGCGGTGCTGGATCGCTTCGACGAAGACCCGGAAGGGCTCGCCGCTGCGATTAAGCACTGTCAGGAAGACGCGGGCCGGATTAACGCCGCGTTCCTCCCTCTGATGCCCAAGGAACCCGAGATCCTTGGGCAAAGCAACTAGCATTTGCACGGTTGGAATTAGGGCTTAGCGCGGAGGAATACTCCGCGCTATCGCCTGAAGAGTGGGGCCACTATCTCGCCGCATGGCGGGAGAAGCGGAAACGGGATTTAGAAGGCGTATCAATCCTCTGGGCAATGTACGTCAATGCACACCGGGCGGATGGCGCATCGCCGGTTAAGCCGAGTGATCTTTTTGACGCATCCGAAGACGACACAAGCAACGAACAACAGATAGCTAACAACTACCTCGCACTGAAGAAACTCCTCAACAATGGCTCTCGCTGACCTCCTAGTCCGAATCGGGTTTGACTCGTCCGCTTTTTCGAGCGGGCTGTCTCGCTTCAATAGCGATATCAACAAATCCGTGAGAGAGGCCGAGCGGAACTTCGGCGGTATCGCCAAAGCTGGGCAAGCCTTGCAAGGAGTAGGCGCATCTCTAGCGGCTAGCATCTCTCTCCCGCTTGCTGGGCTTGCCGGTGCAGGTATTCGCGCGTTCTCTGAAATCGACGCGTTAAAGCGTGGGCTTCAGACTCTTGAAGGCACGGCAGAGAACACAGAGCGCCGATTTAAGACGCTTCAAGAAGTGGCGAAGCTGCCTGGGCTGTCTCTCGACGGGGCGGTCAAGGGCGATATCCGTCTCCGTCAGTTTGGCTTCAGCGCTCAGGAATCTACCAAGATTCTTTTGAGCTTTGGTAACGCTATCGCAGCCGCTGGTGGCTCATCGGCAGACATTGAAGAGGTAACGCGCCAGCTTGGTCAATTGGGCGCGCGCGGCAAGGTTACAGCCGACAACCTCAAGCCAATTATTGAACGAGTTCCGCAGGTAGCCGGAGTACTCAAGGATCTTTTCGGAACCGTTGATTCCGAGCAGCTAGCCAAGAAGCTGGAGGCGGCGGGCGTGTCTTCGATGGAGTTCGTCAAGATCATCGAAGAGGAACTAGGGCGCAAGGTGCCTAAGGTTGGCGACAACCTGAAGAATTCGCTTGAGAACCTTTCGCAAAACGCGCAGCTTTCCTTGGCGCGTGTTGGCCAAGCGCTTGAAGTTCCGGCCAAGAACTTCATCAATGCCGCCTCATCCGTTCTGGATAAAGTTGCGGAGCTGGCCGAAGGCTTTAGCAAGCTGCCAGCATCGGCGCAAACGGCTGGTCTGGCGCTTGCTGCCGTTGCCTTTGTTGGACCGCTTGCGGTTGTAGCCATTGGCACGGTTATCTCTAACATCACGTCTATCGTTACGGCCTACGGGCAAGTCACGCTTGCGCTTACTCGCATTGGCGGAGCGGCTGGGCTTGCTTCTGGTGCGCTTAGCGCTATCTCTTGGGTGGGTTTGGCCGCTGGCGTAGGCTTTGCGGCTTTCAAACTCTTCGAGTACCACCAGGCACAGCTCGCCACCATTGCCGCATACGGCAAAGAGCAGCAGGGGATTAGGGCCGTAGACGAAGAGCGGCGCAAGAGCATCGAAACTCTCCAGCGCCAACTCTCGGAGCAAGACAAGGCGGGACAATCCAGCGAAAAGTTCAGCGGGAAACTGAGCATCGTTAAGACGCTGACAGGTGAAGCGTCTAAGGCGTGGAAAGAATCTAATCCCGTTATCGATGAACTGCGTAAGCGGCTGGACGCTGCTAGCGAAAGCCAGCAAAAGCTAGCCGAAGGTACCGGCAAGCTGGCGCGCGTGACATTCGAGTCGCAGATTCTTCTCGCTCAGTACAACCAGCTCTTGGGCGAAAACAAACGCCGCATTGACGAAGTAGCGGCGGCTCGACTGGCACTCTCGCGCGGCGTACAGATCGACTTCGGCGAACTGCCAGAACTATCGGCACCCACAAGCACCGGCGTATCCGTCCGGTTTGAAGAACTGGAAGAGCTTAACCGCCGCATCGAATCCGCACGCGTCAACGAGCAACTGAGCGACATCGAACGCCAGAAGCGCACGAAGGAAAACGCGGCTCAGGTTGGCGCTCTCGGCAAGCTGTACGGGGCAACGGGCCGAATTGCTTCCCGCGCCATGCAGGAAGTGTCAACCATCATTACCAACGTATCCCAAGGCATTGGCCGCGCGATTTTCGCGGGCGAGAGCTTTGGGAAAACGATGGTCAACATTTCAAAGCAGATCGGCCAATCGCTTGTTTCGTTTGTGATTCAAGAACTGATTAAGGCGACCGGCTTGCTTGAGGGATTCTCAAAGATTCTGACGGGCGTAATCCGCAATGTGTCTGGCGGTGCGGTTGGCGGCGTAGCCTCCACGGTTGGCTCTACGGCTGGCTCAGCGGCTGGCGGTATCGCCGGGGCCGCAGGTAGCGCGGCGGGCTCTGCCGCTGGCGGCGCTGGCTCTGCTGCTGGCGCGGCTGCGAGCGCCGGGCTGACCGGCATCGTCGGCGCGGTTGGCGCGGTTGTGTCTGCCGTGTCCGGCGTCATCGGCAATTTCCAAATGGCGGGGATGAACAAGTCTCTTGACTTGATCGTCAAGCACACGCTGCAAACTGCGAACGATCTCGCCAACTTGAGGCAAGACGAGTTCAAGCGTAAAGACGAATACTTCACCAAGTTAGATGACCTACTCCGCTTCACTTGGGTGAAACTCGACGACATCACGAGCAGCGTCCGCGCTCTGCCTCAGGCTTCCTTCGCTGGCGGCGGCGGGGCGAATATCAGCATCAACGGCGGCATCCTCTTTTCGCCAGGTGGCGAGGGCATCTTCTTTGATTGGTTGGCGCGCGAGCTTCGCACGCGCGGGATCATCCGATGAGCGTAGACGTTTACATTGGCGCTTCTCAGATTACGGGAACGCCAAACAACGTCAAACTCGAAACGCTGAATATCGACTCTCGGACGGGAAGCAATGCGTCATGCACACTGACTGTCCAGAGTCTCTCCGGCACGTACTACATTCCCGATGCCGGAGAACCTCTCGTTGTCTACGAGAACGGAACCGCCATTTTCGGCGGGCCGGTCAGGCGGGCGTCGTCTCGGAGAGTTCCGGGTACGACGCTCATGCTGACGGACATCCAGGCCATCGGGTACCGCGCGTTAGCCGACAATCGACTGACGGGCGAGCGATTCGGGACCAATGGATACTACAACGCCAAGGCCAACGATATTATCCGCGATTTGGTCACGAACTGCCTGACCTCGGATGGCGTCACGCTGGCCAATGTTCCGGCCAACGCTGGGCCAGTCATCGAATCGGCTGAGTTCAACTATGCGACGGTAACGGAAGCCTTCGACAAGATCGCGGAGCTAGCCGGCGGCTATATCTGGGACATCTCACCGACAAAAGAGATGCTCTTCTACGCGCCTACCTCGGGGCCTACGGTGCTCACGATTGCGGCCAACTCCGCTAACCCGTTGGCGGGCATGACGGTTGAGGAAACGCTGGAGCAGTACGCCAACAAAGTAGTCGTTAAGGTTGGCACCGCTACTAGCAGCGAGGCCGAATCCTTCGACGGCTCGCACCCGGATCAACCGACAGACGGCGCGCGGCAAGAGTGGAATCTCGCCAAGCAGGTTTTCAGTGCACCAGAGATCGAAGTTAACGGCGTAGCCAAAACCGTTGGCATCGCCAACGTAGACATCGGCAAGGATTGGTACTGGCAGCAGGGATCTTCGCTGATCCAGCAAGACACCGGAGCAACGCCGCTACCGAACACGGCAACGCTCAGCATTACCTACACAGCTCAGCAGAGCATCCAGGTATTCGCGCAAAACGGCACGCAGATTGCCGCGCGCGCGGCAATTGAAGGCACCAGCGGCGTTTATGAGCGCATCTTCGAGGCGACGACACCGACAGCAACGAGCAGCGCTCAGGCGCTCGCTACGCAGATCCTAGCCATTTACGACGAGCCTAGCTACGTCCTGAAGTGCCAAGTACGCAACCTAACCGGCGTAATGCCGGGGGACAAGATCACACAGAACCGCGCGGAGTTCCCAACCGGTAGCTATGTGATTCGGGCGGTGCGCTTCTACCAAGTGCAAAACGAATGGCGGCGGGAGTTGGAAGCCATCAAAGGGCCAATTCTCCAAGACGGCTTCCAGTTTTGGCGCGGCCTCGGTGGCTCGACATCCGGCAGCGGAGCAAGCGTTAGCGGGACCGGCGGCGGTGGCTCATCGGCTCTGCCGTGGACGGTGATTCCCTACGCGGTTAGCATCACGCCGAACGCGGCGAACAAGAATGAGCGCGTCACACTCACCGGGCCTATCACGATCAACTTTCCTAGCGGCGCGGTAGATGGCGAAGAGTACGACCTAGCCATCATCCAAGACGCAACAGGCGGGCGCATTGTGACATTCGGCAGCGGATGGCCGATGGACGCCAATCTATTGGACGCGCGCGCAAATGCGGTCAACATCATCAGCATCAAGTTCACCGGCGCATCGACGGCATACCGGAAAGGCTTCGTTATCCAATGAGACTGGCTTTACTCTTTATTGCTTCCTTGGCCCTGGCTCAGAATCAAGCTACTCAGTTTGAAGCTATTCCCTATCCAAGCGGAACGCGCGGCATCGTGCGATGGTACGAAGACCGCGCCAACGGTAGCAATCATCTCCAGTTCCGGGCGCCGTCTTCGCTTGCCGGGAATCATGATCTTGACTGGCCAACTCCGACTAGCAACGCGATTTGGTTTACGCGTAACGGCGGGGCGGCGGTGGACAACAACGCCAACTTCTGTTTCGACGCCGTTAACACTCGACTAGGCGTTAGCACATGCTCACCGGCCTACACCATCGACGCGGGAACGGGTAGCATCGGGGGCGGCTCAATCCGTCCAGCGGCGGATGACACCTACAGTATTGCTACCACCGGCAGCAGATACACCAACGCTTTTCTGCATCGCGTCACGCTGAGCAGCGGGGCGGGGCAGGGCGTAGCATCCAACGCCGTGCCGACAGCCGACAACTCTTTCGGCTTCGGCAACTCTACTTATCGCTGGCTCGATGGCCACTTCGGCCTAAACAGCAACCCGCTGAACGTCTACCGATCAACCGATCTCAGCAATAGCCTGATCGCCTACCGCGTCACCGGCAGCGCTTCAAACGTCTGGAGCATTGGTGCTACGAGCGGAGGCACATTCCAGCTAATCCGCGATGCCGTCACGCTTGGCACTTGGACCACGGCGGGGACTTATATTTCAACGAGTGGCGTTAGGCCGTCTACCAATGGGCTCCAAAATAGCGGGGACGCTTCATTCCGCTGGAACTTCACGTATAGCAACACGGTTGTATTGGGAACTAGCGCGGGCCAGGGCGTAGGCTCTAGCGTGCTGCCGACGTCGGACGCTTCTTTCTCTCTCGGCTCTTCTTCCTACCGATTCACCGATTCCCACTTCACCGCATCCAATGGCGTGAACCTATGGCGGTCAACGGATCTAGCCAACAGCCGAATCGCATTCAATGTCACCGGCTCAGCGCTCAATGTGTGGAACATTGGCGCGTCTAGCACTGGCAATTTTACGCTAGTGCGCGACGGTAGCCTACTGACCGAGTGGACCAGCGCGGGAACGATGGTAACGTACAACGGGCTCAGGCCGAACAATGACGGATTCCAGACGCTTGGCGCGAATAGCCTACGCTGGGGCTTTGCCTACATCAATAACCTTGTTTTAGGTACGGGCGGCGGCCAAGGCGTTAGCAGCAACCTGAACCCTGACGGAGACGCAACGCGGAATCTTGGCGGCGGCTTGTCGAATCGCTGGACTGCATTGTACGGCGTGCGGGCGCTGATGCAATCAACGGCGTTTATTCCTGCCAACCTGACACTGTATAACAGCAGCGGCCAAACGCGGCTTAGCTTCTTCGAGGGCGGCGTGCAGGGTGGACAGTTTGAAATCTATGACAACACTGGCGCTATTCGTTTCTCGCTAATCTCCGACACGTTCACCGTTAACGCCAACGTCAGAGTACAAGGCGGATGGGTGCCGAGCTTCACGAACTTCTATGACCTCGGCAACAGTACGACGAACTGGCGGCGCGTTTATGGGCAGACGTTCTATGGTAACGGAACGGCTGGCTATACCGGCAACTGTGCAACTACGGTTGTAGTGTCGGGCGGAATCGTTACGGGATGCATTTAATGAAAACCATCATTTTACTCGCGGCGCTTGCCGCATCGGCTCAAGTGAAAGCTCCGACACTTAGCGAAGAAGAAAAGCTCAGCGTATCGCGGGCTCAAACAGTACTTGCATTGGCGCAACGCGCGCGGCTCGAAGCGGAGAAGCGCGAAGCGGAAGCAATCGGCAAGTACACCGAAACCGTTCAGAAGATATTCGCGAAACACAAACTCGATCCGTCCAAGTGCGACATCGGCCTCGACCAGGAGATCAGATGTCAGGAACCGCCAAAGTAACCAGGCGGGCGATGCTGGCATCGGTGGCGATGGCTCAGGGCGATGACCTCATGGCGGCGCTGAATGCCTTTGCGGCGGAATATAACCGATTCGTCGAAACTCTACGCGCGGGCGCGTTCGATCTGAAAGCGGCTAAGCGGCTTAACAGCAAATGGGACCGAGTGAGGGAATGCGGCGAATGGCCGCGCTAAAGCATGGCTAACATCAACCGCGTATGGAAGCGCGTTGTGGCTATCGGCTGCACGCATGGCCACAAGGCAGACAAACTGCGACAGGCGGAAGTGCTGCACTTCTGTGACCGCTACAAGCCCGATTACCGCTTTGAACTTGGAGACATCGTAGACACAGCGGCTTTTCGCAGCGGCGCCAAGGGTACGCCGGACGAATCGGAACCGATTACGCCGGATCAGATGGCGGGCTTGCAATGGCTAGAGGATTACCAACCAACGCATATTGCGTGGGGGAATCACGATGTACGGCTCCAAGAACTAAGCAGCCACCCAAGCGCGATTGTGGCTTATGCGGCCTCGGCTCTGTGGAATCAGCTAACGGATAAAGCGGCCAAGCTGAAGGCCAAGACGGTGCCTTATGACATCGAGTATGGGTGGCACCACGTCGGCGGCGTCTACTGGGGCCACGGCTACATGTACAACGTGAACGCCGTTCGAGATCACGCGGAGATGTTAGGCGGGCCAGTTGTAATGGCTCATCTACACAAGCCGGAAATGATTCCGGGGCGCACGCTAGCCGACACAATGAGCTTCTGCGTAGGTACGCTGGCCAACATTCC